GAACACACAGCAAGTTACACCTTATTGCCAACAGAAGCATATGATAAGTTTTTCCTAGACATAGGAGTTTCTGGATACTGGCAAGACTATTTGCCACTATCTTACTTTGCTCAATTTGTAGCAAATGATGTAGGTAATCAGTTCTACGACTTAGATTTTTTACAGTTTAATATAGGATACCCCGCTCCTTCTGAGTCAGTTGAAAATGAAATTGTTCTAGAAAGTTGGACTTATGGACAATTAAAGGATGAATATGCCAACCCTAGTCAAAAAACCTACTATCAGTTAGATAACTTCCTGTTTAGTGGTTGGAATAACTATGAAGACATGAAACAAAAATCTGTGAAATATTATGAGTACAACACACAAGACGCATCTATTAGAAGTTATCTAACCTTTCAATATGTTGATGAAGGAGCCAACCTACCACAAAGTAGTTTTACTACAACCGTTGCCCCAACGTCAGAAAGAATTATTGACTTAGCAGACTATACATCTTTTGCTAGCACTAAATTTGAGGTAGTTGACAATACGCTTATTTATCCAACAAAAAATATAGACTTTAATGAACTTGCAATTGTTTATCATCTTGAGTTCAATATTAGAAGTATTTTAACAAAGCCTATTGCTTTAAGAAGATTAGAACTAGCCTCTCAGGCACTAAGTGATAACTCATTTAATCCAGTAGGAACTAGATTTGGTGTTAACATGTTCCCATATACTCGTTCTGGAATTTATTATGACTACAAAGCAAAAAATCCATTTAGCATTTATAAGGGAAGTACACCGTACCTATACTTAAATAGAAAAAGTGGAATAGAGATTCGTGGTGAATTTGATGTAGATGTTAATAGAGGAATTGCTATTCCAATTAATCAGGCTAACTCTGATAATTATAGAATAAGTGCTGCTCAGATTTGGATGAGGTACGATGAAGACTTTTTCCCAGGAACCCCAGTAGAAATTTTTGAGATTAGATACAGAGCAGACACCATAAAGTTTTATATGGTCGCAGATAGCGAAAAAGGATCTAGAGCAAGAATCTTTGCTCGTAGCCAGTTAACTGGTCAAGAATTTAATGGCTTATCATATTTCTGGAACGGAAGCATTGTAAGAGAGCCAGTTATTACTAAAAAAGAGTGGGGGGTATTAGGAATTGCATTTTCTACTGCCTTAAACTTTGATTCATTCCTAGGTGCAATTAACTTGACTGGTCCAATGATATTTAATAATATTGCCTACTACCAGGCTAACAACTTACAGCAGGTTCAGAGTACATTATTTAGACCTTGGCTACAGATTAAAACAGACGGAGTCACCAACTTTGACTGGCAGTACTGGCTAAATAGTTTTACGTGGGAAGGCGTTCTTGTGATTTCTTCATCAGATCTATATGGAGTAAGTCCTGCAGATGTATATAAAACATACCTTGGAACTAATAAGATTATCATTGATGATGAAGAAGGTATGATTTTTGATGCTGACAAACTAAAGATATATCAGGATACAGTTTGGCAGACTACTGTTCAAATTCCAGTATAATCTGCTATACTTATGGTTATGGATAATGAAATTCTTAAAAAAGTTGGCAATGTCCGACGCAAAGTAATAGAAAAAGACTATAACTGGGGACTGTACGTGTACAAAAAATCTAGTGGAGCCTGGTTTACTGACGGTAACGGTAGTATATTAAATATTCCATCAGAGCGTGGAGACATCTCTAAGATTGCAGAATTAAGAAAAGTAGCAATTCATTATGGAGATGATGGCGAAGGCAAGGCAGTATTTGTGCCTGGACTTACAAGAATTAGCGAGGAAGAACATTCTGAACAGTTAGATAGAATGAAGAATGGTTTAATTCCTTCCATGAATGATCATGGTGCTTGGGTAGCAGCACGACAAACCTATGATAAGTATGGTAGCGATGAGTGATGAATATGTAAGAGTTGGGTTAAATACCCAAGAGAAAGATGAAAATCCTTTTAGTTCACAAGATCCATTTAATAAATCTTGGGATCAACTTAAAGATTTTTCTGGATTAGAACAAAACTTTCGTAGAAAAACTGCACGGAACGTAACAAAAGCAATGACTTTTGCAACAAACGAATATCTTGATTCTGCTAATGCAACTCCATCAGGAGTAGACGCTGGATCAAAAGCAATTAATCCTGGTACGGTATATAGAAATGGCTATGGACTATTTGACGTAATTACTCCACCATATAACATGTATGAATTAGCAAACTTCTATGACACATCATTTGCTAACCATGCTGCTATTGATGCTAAGGTAGAAAACGTAGTTGGTTTAGGATACCGTTTTGATATTGCAGATAGAACAATGCTAAGGTTTGAAATGAACGAGGATCAAGCAGCGGTAGATCGTGCTCGTAATCGTATTGAAAGAATGAAACTAGAACTTAAAGACTGGTTAGAAAATCTTAACGATGATGATTCATTTACAAAAATAATGGAAAAATTTTATACAGATGTTCAGGCTACAGGAAATGGCTTTCTTGAAGTAGGTAGAACAGTCACTGGTGAAATTGGCTATCTTGGTCATATTCCAGCAACGACAGTGCGTGTACGTCGTCTTCACGATGGCTTTGTTCAAATTATTGGAAACTCAGTAGTTTACTTTAGAAACTTTGGGGCAAAGAATAAAAACCCAATGACTGCTGACCCACGCCCAAATGAGATTATTCACTATAAAGAATATTCTCCTCTAAACACATTTTATGGTATTCCAGATATCGTAGCAGCAATGCCTTCGCTAATTGGCGATCAACTTGCTTCACAATACAATATTGATTACTTTGAAAATAAGGCTGTTCCAAGGTATATCGTAACGCTTAAGGGGGCAAAGTTATCCTCTGATGGAGAAGACAAGATGTTTAGATTTTTGCAAACTGGGCTTAAATCCCAGTCTCATAGAACTCTTTACATCCCACTTCCTGGCGATACAGAAAATAATAAGGTTGAGTTTAAAATGGAGCCAATTGAAAACGGTATCCAAGATGGCTCATTTAAAGAGTATCGTAAACAAAACAGAGATGATATTCTTATTGCTCATCAAGTCCCTATTTCTAAACTTGGTGGCGCTGATTCAGGTATTGCTGCTGCCCTTTCACAGGATCGTACCTTTAAAGAGCAGGTGTCTCGTCCAGCACAAAAACATCTTGAAAAAGTTGTCAACAAAATTATTAGAGAAAAAACAGATATTCTTGAACTTAAGTTTAATGAATTAACCTTAACCGATGAAATTGCTCAGTCTCAAATTATTGAAAGATATGTAAAGACACAGGTTATGACTCCAAACGAGGCTCGTGAAAAGTTAGACTTGCCACAAAGACCAGATGGTGATGAACCATTTATGATGTCTCCAAGACAAGCAACTGATGCTAGAGCAAATTTGGCAGGGAACCGTCAAAGAGATGCAGAGCGAACAAATAACAACTCTGACTCTCCAACAACCATCTCTGGTCGCAATCCACAAGGTGAGGGCAGGTCGTCTCAATAACTGAGATATCCGTTAAAATGTTTGGTATAATGGATAACGATATGTTAATAAATAAAGCACATTGGGAAACTAATGGCGACAATGTTCGTCTATCAATGCCTATTGGCAAGGTAGATGTAGAACGCCGTATAGTTTCAGGTTTTGCAACTCTTGATAACGTTGATCGTCAAGGAGACATTGTAACAACTGAGTCTAGCATCGAAGCATTTAAAAATTTCAGGGGTAACTTGAGAGAGATGCATCAGCCATCTGCAGTAGGAAAGATAGTATCATTTAAAGAAGATCGTTATTTTGATCCATCAGTAAAAAAGTTTTATAGCGGAGTTTACGTATCTGCTTATGTTTCAAAAGGTGCACAAGATGCATGGGAAAAAGTATTAGATGGAACATATAAAGGTTTTTCAATTGGTGGAAACATTAAAACTTGGGATGACGCATATAACGATGATTTAAAGAAGAGTATTAGAATTATTAAGGAATACGATCTATATGAGTTGTCCTTGGTTGATAATCCAGCAAACCAATTTGCAAATATTGTATCCATTGAAAAAGTTAATGGTCAAAGTGTAATTGGTGGATATCTTTCAAAGGCAGAAATTGAAAACGTTTTTTGGGACAAAGAAACTGGAATTGTAATGGTTTCAGAGTCTGAAAGTGAGACAAGCCCTACATCAGGAAATCCAATGCAAAACATTGGTTTTATTGAAAAGGGAGATAAAAATAATACAGAAATGATAAAGTTCTTAGTTGATAGTGCTAAAGGCATTAGTACAATTAAGATTACAAAGGAGGTTAGTCCTATGACTGAAACAACAGAAGCAGTAGTTGAAACTGCAGTTGAAGAAGTACAGGTCGCTCCAGAGGCACAGCCAGCAGAGGTAGTTGCAGAAGCACCAGCAGAAGTTGTTGCAGAAGTAACAGAAGCCCCAGCAGTCGTTGAGGAAGCACCAGCAGTTGAAGAACTTGCTATTGCTAAATCAGAAGACGGTAGTGCAGATTCTTCTGAAGTAAAAACAGAAGAGGGAGAGGTTGCTGCAGTAGAAACTGCTGTAACAAAGTCTGATGAAGCAATTGTTGAGGCAGTTGCAGAAATCAAAAACTCTCTTACAAATGCCTTTGGCGATTTAGCAACAACCGTTAAGTCTCTTCATGAGCAAGTTGTTGCATTAAGTAAGTCTCTTGACAATGTATCAGGTGAGGTTAAAGCCGTATCTGCTGAAGTAAACAATGTTAAGGGTTCTTTCAATGAGTTTGGCAAGCGAGTAGATCTTGTAGAGCAAGACACCGCTTTCCGCAAGTCTGGCGATCTAGGCGAGATCGTGCAGTTTGAACCCTCAAAAGTTCAGAAATCCCTATGGGGCGGTCGTTTCCTCACATCAACCGACCTATTTAAATAAGCAATAAAATCACTAGGAGGTGAAAAATAATGTCGGAACAAAATAAAGACCTAGAAAAAAACTAT